GCCTTTGAGCTTTGTACTTACGACTCAGCCTTGGATCGTGTCTACCTTGTACCATCAATACCATCCCCTTTTATTATGAAAGGCTAGGGCATTACATGGAGTGCGGTGTTTATGAGCTATGTACTTGAGGCCTAGATCTATCTGTATAAATGGATCGTGGACTTTGAGCTTTAGTAGTTGAGGTATGCCATATGCAGAGCTCTTAGGATTATCAGCTCTTGGATCCCATCGGCTTTCTTTATTCCATAGGATCTCTAGGCATCTATATTGCTTAGCATTAAGTAGCTTTATATGTGCGTATAGTTTGTAGTTTTCTTTATCTCTAAGTGTGTTAATTGCTTGTGATGCAGGCATATTGCTAAATAGCAATAGCCCTACCAATAGCACCAAACTACGCCTGCGAGCTATCCGCGGTAGCGGCTCGCCTGCGAGTATGGAGCGTAGTCCTTGAGTCAAATAGGTGTCAATCTTGAGCGTGTGCTTGAGCGTGTCCCACAGGTTTTTAACACCTGTGTATAACTTCTGTGGATAACTATTACGCATCTTTACCACCGACTAACTCGCAATTTTCGGAGTGATTTTTTATAGAGACTTGTAGAATAGTTACAGCTACTAAAGGCCTTGCATTATCAATATTAAAGGTTTTACCACAATCGCATACATGAGTAATTTGTGTCCTCATTTCGATCCACCCCATCCCGTGCCCTTAAAGCTTATGCCCGGTGCGTGATACACCTGCCTCATCATCATCGAGCAGCAATACGGCGTAGTGTGCTCTGCCATCTTTTCGATCGTCTCGTAGCGCACGTTACACACTATGCACTCATACTCATATGTCGGCATCTTTAACGTCCTCCATCATGACTATACCCATAACACCGCATTTAACGCATTGGAGCGACTTAACGTAAGGCGGCAGGTTATCGGTTACTACGCGCTCTATATGCTCAGTAATGCGAGCGCATAAACGGCACTTGGTTTTATACGTCGCCATAGTTTGACCTCTTTAAGTATTGCATCTCGAATAGATTAGATCGAGGCACCCAATAGTTATTCTGATACGGGTGTTTGTATTTAGGGACCTTGGCCATATGTACCGGCATCCACCCCAGCAATATGTAAACAGGGGAATACCCGGTGACTAACACGGCTACATCGTTAGGCCTGCCTTCGCCTCGATTTTGTAGGATTAAATGCCCGTTAGCGTGTTTAGTCCATTTAACCTCGATATTTTCGCCCACGTCTGCCGTATCGTGAGCGTTATCTATTGAGGGTATAAAGCCGTAATCACCAAAGTAATTAGCCACGGCTATCTCAGCTGCGGCCGCCTCGCTTTCTTGCCATACAAGCTCGTGCCAGTTTTTATAGACTTGGCCGAAGTTACTAACATCTTGCACCTCGGCGTTACGTGTAATCGTGCGCTCTAGCCCTACTCGATGAGCGATAATTTCTTGCGACCTATCGAGTACGACCTTGCTCACGCTCGGCATTGTGCACATAGCCATAAAACTACCTCGCCGCTTACATCGCGCACGTTAAAGCCGCCCATCTCTGTATGCCACTCGTTGCATTGGTCGCATTGTTTAGCAGCTACTACGGTCATGTCACCGTTATCGTGTATCGTCGTAGCTAGCCCGTCTTTGATAAAGGTCAGCTCGCTCATATTTGAGGCTTCCATTTTCCATCTGATCCGAGTACGTGCCAATACGGGTTACATTGATTAGCTCTAACTCGCTCGGTGCACTTATATGCGGCCCACGGCTTGCCCGTTGCTTTAGCCGTGCCCTCTGCCCATACCATCGTGCCATGGCTACATCTTGGAGCCTCAGCTACTAGCTCTCCGCCTAACTCTTTAGCGATCTCGAGTACCGAGCTTGCCATGGTGGCCATATCCTCGATCGAGGCTTTTGTGCTCCAAGGGTCCGAGTCTGCCGGTAGTGTCTCGACCTTTTGCATATCTTGTACCGTAGGCCTCGAGTTATGCTCGAGACTCGGAGTAAGTAACCCTATGCAGCGGCCATAAGCTGAGGTAATTGTGTCCTCTATAAACCATTTCTTCATATTGTTTGGATAGGTCGATACGTTGCCAAAAGCGTAATCGACGGCGCTCGGTAGATGATCCTCATACTCACGGTAGGCCTCAGCTTTAACGAGGACCGTGCCTTTAATAATATCTAGATCCTCGATGTAGGCCACTAATCGGCCGGATGGGAATTCTAATCTAAAGCGCTTAATACGTGCGTTTACGTCCTCGTAGTTATCTAAAAACCCCACTAGATTAGCTCTCTATCTTTTAGAGCTTGAGCGATAGCGCGGCCACGTACAAAGCCCTCGCCGTGCCCGTGCTTATAGCCGATTGAGTAGCCAATTACCATAAACATAAAGCCCATACCGCAGGCTGCCAAACCGATCAATATATCTAAACTATTCATTACTTAGCCCTTTGTTAAGGCCGATCAAGCTACTAACCGAGTAGCCCTCTCAGCGTTTGTAGTATCAGTATGAGGGCAAAATGTCAGATATCAAAGCGTATTGGTGTTTGGCGTGTCGGACTTAGGCTGCTCTTTAGGTTTAGACTTTAGACCGTTACCAGCTAATACGCCGCCAAGGGCCCCGGTTAAGAATATAGCCAAGGTTTGTAATAATTGTATAAAATCTCGATCGTTAGGAGCTTGAGCGCCCACCGGTTGCGTAACAAAGACTAACGCATATACGGCCCCACCTGTAATTACAAAAAAGGTAAGAGCCAATACCGCACCAATTAAAAAGATTAAACGTGCGTGTATGTCCTCAGGCGTAAGCCGCCTATTATGGTTATTCATCGATAGTAATAAGGTCCTTAGAGCAGACTCCCGTAGCTTCGCATTGAGGCGGAGTGCACTCAGGCTTTGTCCAGTTTTCGTATTCTTGGCACTCATACCTTACCCATCCTTGATAACCGCACCCCGACAGGAGGATAGTCCCCACTATCGCCCCTATCAGGGCCCGGATCATTTTGCCCCGAGGCCGTATTGCTTTTCGCTAGGTTGCAGGGCCTTAAGTAAAGGCCCGACTAAACCTGCGATAAAGGCGTTAGCCAATACTTTAGGGTCTGTAATACCTGACATATACAAAGCCGCTACGGATGCTATTGCCGCACGTGCGTAAGATTTTGCTGCTGCCTCTAATTGCTTTTTATTCATTATGCTCTCCTGTAATGCCCTTTAGTTGGTTTGTCTTAATACGTATAAAGTGGCCGTACCCGTCGAGGTAATCGCGTATAAATCTTGATGATCTCCCACTAATAAAGAAAGTTTATCGCCGTTATCCAAGCGGTAGCCATTAGATGCGGTTAGATCCGCGCCTCCTATGTAAATAATGCCGCTAGCTGAGTGCAGATATACACTTTGATCTCCAATTTCTTGCGGCACTACTATTTCTTTTGTTGTCGTTACTGTTGCTACAGATGATTTAGGCATTATTTAATCCTTACTTTGTTATTTATTTTTCGCCTTTTGGTCTTTCGGGTAAATCACCCGTAAACGCTTCATAAGTTGGTCGGCCATAACCGACTACAAAAGATCTAGGGCCAAGGCTCCTAGATTTGACCATGACCTCGCCGCCGTTACGCTGATCGCCGGCCCCTGAGGTATTGCCCTCGATGGTTACGATCTGTTTTTCAGAGCAGCGGATCACTAGGCCGATATGGTTAATCGTTGTCTTGTCATCTATTACAAAGTCAAAAAAGACTAGATCACCAATTTTAGGGGTAGTGTGCCAGCGCTTCATCTTTTGGAAAGCGGCCGCTCCGGCGCGAGTACTTACCACGTTAGGGATATCGACACCGGCCTGATCTGCACACCAATTTATAAACGATCCGCACCATGGCAGCTTGTCAGCTTTCATGTGCTTGCCGTATTTAGTCTCGTTATCACCGGTCTCAGCTACGCCTACCTCAGCGAGTGCTACCTGTATTAAACGAGGTAGTGTGCCTTGAGGAAAACTCACGATAGTAAGAGGCGCGCCTCATCCTCAGTAATGCCTAGCTTGGCCAAGAGTGCAGCTTTGTCGGCTGCCTTTTGTGCTTCGGCTGCTAGTCGCGTTGCTTCGGCTGCTTTATCTGCCTCAAATTGTGCCAATTCCTCGGCAGTTTCTTCGCGCTCTGTAATCTCGCCCGTTGTTACATTGTGCTCAGTAATCATTATTTAACTCCATAAAGTGTGTAAGTGCCAGCATCAAAGGTAGAGCCCGCGACGGTTGTAATTGTAATAGAAGAAATAGCTGCATTATTATCAGTAAAACAAATGCAAGAAAAGGCTTTGGAGAGGTCTGTCGCAAATAAACTTACTGGGTGCTGCGTTGTTTTGTAATACTGGGGCCAAAAATAAGTAAAAATTGTTTGGTTATCCACTCCAGTTGGGACATTGTATGTAGTTACGGGTCTATAGCCTGTAAGAGTCGTGCTATTTGTTATAGTTGTAGAGTCGGTTATATTTTCAGTTACGGCATAATTTGTAGTAATTGCATTTTGTCTAACAATTAAAGGAGTTGCTGTTGCAGCAACAGATGCGCCATTGATAACCAGATAAAGCGATTGATAAGTTTGATTGATAGAGGATAAAACTACGCTAGTCCCCGATAGTGTTCCAGTTGCTAAAGAGGTCATACCACTTGCGGCCGGTGTTGCCCATTTAACTCCTAAAGCCTCTGCCGAGTCTGCCGTAAGCACTGTGTTGTTTGCGCCAACCGGAATACGCGCATCGGTCGTATTGTATCCATAAATATCGCCCTTCGTAGTAAGAGGAGATCCACCGGCTGCAACCCACGCACTACCTGAGTAATACCACAAGCTATTACTATCTTTAAGATACGAATATTGTCCCTCTTGAGGAGATGTAATAGCAGCCGTACGCGCGGCCGCATCTGCAAATACGTTAATGCCCTGCATAAGGTAGCCGTTTACGTCACCTGCCGTAAGTACCTCGCCCGTAGTAAAGGTCTTAAAACCTAATCCAGCTGCCATTTCTTGCTCCCTAGTATGCTAATACGGAGGTATCGAGTACTCCATATAGTGATGAGTTTAATATAAAGCCGTCGATAATCGGCTCTAGTGTTGTAAATGTCGTTTTCCATGAGTTAGGCGTAACACGATGTACTACGCCAAACACTTGTAAAGTCTGCGTAAGAGTCGATGAGCCGGGCTGATTAGTCGTAACCGTTACCGGATCAAAAAAATCCAGGTCAAGCGCGGCGATAATGCCATCGTTATAGTTTGGCGTGTATAGATCAAGCTCTACGGCATCGCACCTAGTTTGAGTATCTTTACGGCTTGCTACGTAGGCTTGAGCATAATCAAGCGCTGCTGCATCGGTACTCATGAGTAGATTTTGTTGATTATAAGAGTGTAAAAAATATTGGTCGATGGAGTCTTGGTCAAAGGCTATCTGAGCCGTGCCGCCTGTCCGAGTAATGCTCGCTTGGTTATAGACCTGAGTATCATCTAAGCGCCATATAGCATTAAAGTAAGTAATATCGGTGCCATCGTCGTTAAAGACGACCGGCGGTAAAGCTTGAGACTCTATGCAATATTGGCGGTCTAGTAACACTATCGAGCCTCGAGCATCTATATAAAGGGCACCGTACTCGGATGTGCTTACCGTCTGCATCGCAGCTAGTGAGGTACGAGGCGTACCCGGGTCTGCCTGTAAAACGATATCGCCGTAAAGGATCTCTCGCATCGATGCAGGCCATCCGATCTCGTCGAGGATAGCGTTTACGCGCTCACCCGGTAGGTCGCCCGGCGCAGCTAGTGTTACGTTAGAGATCTGACTATTTTGGAAAAGTCTAAAAGCATCTACCGCCGTGATAGTTGTATAAACTACATCTTCTGCCATCTTAGGCGTAGTAGTTGTATAGCTAGTAATAAAGCCGCTAAACATCGGATACTCCACCCCTGCATATGTCGCGCTAATTGCGACCTTACGCATAGGAGTAAGTAAGCCGTAATAAGGTCCCGAGGCATTTTGAGGGTTAAAATCTCCATTTTGATCTACGATACGCAGGGTAAGCGCTCCGGTTTGGAATAGATCAGCTTGAGCGTTACGTCCTCGAGTAGTAGTAATACCGTCTACCTGATCGGATACATCGACGATAAGACTTTGAGCATCGCCTAAAATATTAGTGCCGAGTATGCCGCTACCTAAAACCATAGTTTGAGCAAAAGATGGACCGGTAGAAAAGTTAATAACGGCATTGATTACGGGTACGGTCATAATGTGCCCGCTACCGCTAGAGAGTCGCCGCGGCGGTTTAGAGTAAGTATCGCATTTTGCACGGCTCCTACGATGACTTCCTCGCTACCGACTACACCGGCGTTTACCGTTACGTAATAATTTTTATCGTAAGCACCTGTACTAGTTAAAGTGCTATAGCCCGATCCCTCGTTTAATCTAAACTCGCCGGCATTAAACGGGTTAATATTGCCACCCATATAACTCTTTACGAGAGCATTAAAGGACGTACTATCCTCTACCTTTTGGAAAGTATCGGTAATAGTTTTCCCAAAAATGGTAATAGCATCCTCGGCTTCTTTTGTCTTAAAGCTCATAATTGTAGCCGCAGGGCCGGTAGGTTTACCCGGGGTTGTGCTCGGAGCACTTGGGCTGCTCGAAGGTCCTACCTTGCCTAATAGAGCTATGTAATCTTGTAAAGCCTTGAGGCGTGCATCGTCGGCGGCCTTTTGTGCCTTAGCCACGCGGTCGATCATATCGATCTCCTCGGACTCACGTATTTTATTGAGCGTTAAAGTAGCGTTAGCCGTTGTACTTAAAGCGGCAAGGCGAGCGATCTGAGTTAATTGGATCTGAGTGCGCTCGTCGTAGCTATTCTTCTCAGCAAGGCCACCGGCTGCGACTAGGGCGGCGTTATATTTCTTAAACGCCTCCTCACGTGCAAGCTCTTTATCCTCCTCGGCCATCTTGCTATCGTTAATAACTTGTAGCTCTTTTAATAAACGATTATTAAGCTCTTGTAAAGCAGCATCGCCGATAGTCGTAATACCGGCTAATTTGGCCATGTCCGCGTTTTTCTGTAGAGCTGCTAACTCGTTAATTTTCTTAAGGGCTAGATCCCCTTGCTCGTTTTCGATAGCCTGTAAAGCCTCGAGGCGTAGGATCGTTTCCTTATCGTAAGTAGCCCTTAAAGCTGCCGCGATGGAGATACGAGTACTATCAAATACGGCCGCGGCCTTTGATAACGAAAGTTTATTTTTCTCTGCTAATGCGCTTTTCTTTTGGAGGGCTAGCAACTCTTTTTGGCGCCTAGCAGCATCGGCCTCTGCCTTGGCCCGAGCTTTAGCATCTGCTCTTTGTGTATCTTGGTTGCCCGCAGAAAGTGAGCGATTACCAAAACCGCCCGGGATCTTGCCGCCTTTGAGCCCATAATATTGTTGCAGGATCTCGCCCGCCTTAAGCCCTACCGTGGCATCGATAAGCCCGGCGATAGCGCTACTTAAAGTATCGATCTTAGAGATAGTATCGTCGATAGTTTTTCCACCGGATAAAGCGGTAAGCGCATTGATTAAAGATTTACCGATTTTCTCGCTTGCATTTTCTGAGGCTATAGCGAGCTTATTCATGGAGCCTACGTAGCTATCGGCGGCTACTTTTGCTTGCCCGGCGAATAAGACTTGTAGGCGCTTTTGTACTTCCTCAAAATTTGTAGAGGCTAGCTCGGCCTGAGTAAGGCCAAGGTTAAGAGAGCGTAAGCCCTTAAAGTTACCTACATATGCTTGGCTTAATATTTCGCTAGTTTTAGCTAAGTCGGTACCCGAGCCCGCGGCTACATCCATAGCAAGGTTTAGGATCTCTTGGCTTTTTGATACTGAGCCCGTTACCTGTAAAAGTTTAATCATGGCCGGCTGCAATTGATCTCGATTTACACCGGTCGCGGCCTCAAGCTTGTCTATGTACTGATTAATCTCAGGTGTAGCAAAAGCTAAA